TGATGGCGGGCCAGGGTGCTTGGGGCCGCGTTCGGTGTAGAGCCACTCGACGCAGATGCCAGTGGCCGTCGCGAACTCAGTGGCCGTCTCGATTGAGGGGCCTTTCGCTTTCCATTCCGACACCGATGGCTGCGTGATCTTCGCGAACTTCGCGATGTCCTTCTGCGTAGCCTTTGCAACTTTGAGCTTCTCCCGCGCGGCCTCATAGGCCCGATCCAGAACGGAACGCTGCGGCTTTTTCGTCATGGGCGAACATTGCCCTAAGCGCGCATAGCTTATACCTATTGACATCGGATAGAAAACACCTATATTTCGGGGCATGCAACGGCTCAAACAGTACCTCGACCAGGAAAGCATCTCTCAGACCGACTTTGCCGCCCAAATGGGCGTGAAGCAGCCGACGGTCTGGGAGTGGTTACACGGCCATAGCCTGCCCACCGCCGACCGACTGAAGCGTATGTCCACGATCACCGGCCTCTCAATCGACGAACTGCTGTCTGACAAGGTCAATTGACCTTGGCGAACGCTCCCTTCGATTTTCGAGCCAAACTGACCCAGGAGACCCGGGTGTGGCTCGAATACAAGGCACGGCGCACGGGCCGCGACAAGCAGGACATCGTCCGCGAGGAACTGCACCGAATCGCGGTCGCTGATCTGCATGAGGCTCATGATCTCGCATCGTATGCGCGCGAGCAGGGGCTGACGGGGGCATCAGAGGGCAGTGCGGGGCAGACCGGGGCTGGGCGGCGCCGATGAACTTATTCCATGTGGTGCTGCAGCTTGTAGATCTGCATCGAGATGTCGACGCGGGTGCCGTCTATCTGCTCCCCCAGCCACCAGGTGCAGCCGACCAACGTCGCGATAATCGCCAGGGTGCGGCCGAGCGCCAACCAGTCCTTGCGGTCCACCTAACGTTTCCCCTGCTCCACGCAGACGAAGAGGGCGGCCACCCCGGGGGCAACCTCGCGTTTCATCCGGACCTGCCAGGCGACGCCGGCGCTCTGACATTCGGCCTCCGTGGCGAAGCCCGGGATCGCGGTGATGGTAGGCGTGTTCACGATCATCGTGAGGATCAGTGCAAAGCTGGTCATCGCATCTCCCTGTGAATTTCTACAAGCACCACATCGGCGATTACGCCAAGAAGACGGGGGCCCTCACCCTGCTCCAGCACGGCGCCTACTTCCTCCTGATGCAGGCCTACTACGGCACCGAGAAGCCACTTCCGCCGCAAGATTTGTACAAGATTTGTCGAGCAAACACAAAAAAAGAACGAGAGTGCGTTGACGGAATCGTGCAGCGCTTCTGGCAGCGAACAGAAACCGGCTGGGTTAATAGCCGCTGCGATGAGGAGATTCAGAAAGCTCAATGGCTACGCGAACTTGCGAAGGAAAATGGCAGTCAAGGAGGTAGGCCACCCAAGGCCGAACCAAAACCCAACGGGTTTCAAAATCAAAACCCAACGGGTTTCAAAAAAAAACCCAGTGGGTTGCACTCCAGACTCCAGACTCCAGACTCCACTAGCCATAACTCCAAAAGTAAGAGGGGGAGGGAAGAGCGCGCGAGCGCGCCCCCCGCCCGCCTGCCTTTGGATTTTGCCTTGACGCAAGAGCGCGAGGAGGTGGCGATCATCGCGGGGGTTGACCCCGAGCGCACGTTCGAAAAATTCCGCGATCACTTCCTGGCAGCAGCGGGACCTAAGGGCAACCGTGCGGACTGGGATGCGGCCTGGCGGATCTGGTGCCGCGATGAGGCGCAGGGCAATTACGGCTCGGCCTCCAGAGCCGCCGGCAACGGCGTCAACGGCCACCCGGATGCGGCCGTCGTTGCCTGGTCGGAGCTGATCGCGAGCGATGGGGCCAAGCGCGATGCGCAGGTGCAAGCCGCCATCGATGCGGTAGGGGGCTGGTCCGCGATCCGCATGCGCACCGAATTCGAGGACGCGAAGCTCAAGAACGCCTTCTGCGCGGCCTATCGGCAGGGAAAGGAACGGAAAGGGTCGGCCCATGCAGGCGGCTGACCGAGAGCAGTTCGAGGAGCAGCTCAGCGTTCTGTGCGTCGGCTATGAGCAGCCGGTGACCAAGGCGCGGCGCATGGCGTACTGGAGTGGTCTTGCCAAGATGTCGCTTGCGCAATTCACCCGCTGCATCGAGTTCGCCCTGAGCGAGGAGGGGCCGAAGGAAATCCCGAACACGAAGGGGATCTGGCGCATCCACCGCAGCCTGCGAGCGCCCGGCGCGCCGGAGAGCGTGCACACGTCTGCACGCGCCAACGATCCCGATCATCTCGCCTACTGGGCGAACAGGTTGCTCTACGCGCACGTCATGGCACGCGGCGGCCTAGGCTCGACGGGGCGGTTCGTGCCTGCGTACGGGATGGTCGACTGCAAGGCATCGCCCGAGCTGGCGGCGTGCCTGAAGTTCAAACGAGAGATCGTCGAGTGGTTTGCGGGTCCGATTCGCGAGGGCGATCCGGATGTCACGCCGGCGGAGTTCCTGCGCCAGTGGATCGCAGGCCTGCAGGAGATCTCGCACATCGAGCGGCCGACCTACCAGCGCTGGTGCGAGATGATCGAGCAACCGCAAATGCAGCGGCCCTTCGATCCGTCGATGGGGCGCGCGCTCGCGCCGGTGCAGACAGAGCTGGCGGGGGTCGCATGACGCAGCGGCGCTTCGACTTTCGCCAGTTCGATGCCGAGCTCTGGTTCGTCAAGCGCCTGAAGGACCTCGGCCGTCATGTGCACGCCGGCATCACGGATCCGGACGAACGGCGAGAGCGCATCCGCTTCGCAATCATCGAGGGCAAGCTCGACTGCGGAATCATCGGCAAAAGCCCAGCGGGCAAGGCCGAGACGTTCGCGCAGGCCTTCGAGCGTTTCTACGGCGAACCATTGGAACCAAAACCACGCAAGGGGACATCGCATGCTCAATCTCGATCGGCGTAAATGCTTTTTAGGTATTCGCAGCAAGACCGACTCCAAACACCACGACGGCACCGAGTCGAAGGTGACGACGCTCGAGCTCGAGCAGATCCCGCTCGAGGCGCGGGAGTTAAACGCGCTCCTCGCCGAGCCGCACGCCTGGGACTCGCTGTTCAACCAAACCAACGGTGTGGCCGAGCCATTCCTCAAATCGCTGAAGCGCCTGGAGTTGGGCTCACCGGTCAAGCAGGCCTACGTCGAGCTCGCCTACGGGCTGCACAACCGCACGGTGCGCCTCACGGAGTGCAAGCTCACGAAGGTCAAGCTCGAGCTGCTCTCCGGCGGCAAGGTGCACATGAGCTGCAAGATCGTCGCGATCGCCGAGCTCGATGAGTACTTCGGCCAGCTGATCGAGCACCTGGGCGATCCGATCGAAATCGAGATGCGCTTCGAGCCGCCCGGGCAGCAGCAGGATCTGCCGCTCAACACGTTTAAGGGCGATGGGGCGCCCCCATCGACCGATGAGAAACCGAAGCGCCGCGGCCGCCCACCGAAAGCTCGTGGCGCTGATTCGCTGAACTGATCCCCCACAATTTCCCACCCGAAAAAGGAGATTCCGCAATGGCAACCGTAGATTCAACCAGCGACGAGCGCACCGTCAACAACGTGATGCGCCATGCGTACCGCGTCCTCACCGATGCCGAGAAGGCGACCATGCAGGCGATCAAGGACAAGGGCCTCGAGCTGCACGCGCTGATCGAGAGCATCGGCAAGAGCCGTGAATTGTCGCTCGCGCTCACCAAGACCGAGGAAGCGGTGATGTGGGCGGTTAAACACCTGACGCGCTGACCCGTGCATCGCAAGCCAAAAATCCACTACGGCGTCAAGCGCGCTCGAGGGCCTGGCGCCTTCTGCGGTGCGCGGGTGCCGCAGTCGAGGCTCACCATCCTGCGCCAGGGTGCGACCTGCAAGCTGTGCACTCAGGTCGATCGCAGCCGGTGGGGCTTTCGCGGGATCAAGTACTGATGGGCCGGCGCGCTGCAGCCTTGGCTTCGATGGGTAACCGTGATGCGAATCACGGGGAGGTGACTAAGTGGTACGAGGAGCTGTACTGCCTGGTGCACGACACGCACAGCCTGGGCGGCGGCTTTCCGGACTTGGTCGTGCGCATCTCGACGCGCAAGGGTCACGCGATTGCACTGGTCGAGGTCAAGACCGCGGACGGGACGCTGCGACCAAACCAGCAGACCTTCCTGCGCAATTGGGGTAGCTGCGTCGCCGTCGTGCAGACGCGCGAGGATGTCTTCGCGCACGTCGAGCGCGTGCGCGCTCAAGCCTGAAGAAACCAAACGGGAGAATTTTCGTGGAGAGAACCGACCGAACCAAAATCGCCCCCTCGCGCGTCGTCGAGGAGGAAGAACACGCCGACGGCACCTGCGGCTCGTGCCATTGGGCGCGAATGCTGATGTGGAGTCCGAAACTGAGTGGAGGAGATCTCGATGGCTAGTCAACCGAAGCTCGGCAGCGGCGGCCGATTCAAGGCACTCGAGGGCAAGCTCGCCAAGCGCAAGGGCGTCGAGAACCCGGGCGCGCTCGCCGCCTACATCGGCCGCCAGAAGTACGGGCCGGCGAAGATGGCAAAGATGGCGGCGAAAGGCAGGAGCAAGTAGCCATGAGCCAGACGGTCGAATGGACGCGACAACGCATCGTGCGCCAGATGATTGGCCTCAAGCAGTACGTGAGCCAACTGCCCGACAATCACCAGATGCTCGCCCACATGAGCGGCAAGGATGGCGATCTGTTCCTGCAGCGGGTGACGGATTTCATCATGACCGAACTCGGCTACCCGACCTTAACCGAGCGCGCCGCCCGCAAGGCCCAACGGCATGTCTCAGGCGAATGAGCTCAGCGGCAGCTACCAGCGGCTGAAGCGCCGGCATCGGCGCTTCGTCGATGAGTATTTGACGGGCAAGAAGGGCACCGAGGCGATGAAGGCGATCGGCTTCAAAGGCCGCCGGCCGGAGATCGCCGCGTCCAAACTGCTCGCACGGCCGGAGGTGCGCGCTGCCGTCGAGGAGCGTCGCGCGGTGCTGTGCGAGGCGGTGGGCCTGCGCCAAGAATCGATCCTGGCCGAGATGATGAAGATCGCCTTCGGCCGCGATCGCGCCGACAAGGTGCGGGCGCTCACCGAGCTCGCCGAGATCATTGGACTTAAGAAAACCGCAGCGGTGCAGCAGGCCTTGGGCCCGGGCCTGCAGGTGATCATCCAGCAGCAAGTCGTCCAGGGCGCTGGTGGGCAAGCGAGCGGCCCCGCGCTCGGCGTCGTCGTCAATCTGCCGGGACCTGGTTAGGTGGAAGTCAAACCATTAGGCCCCGTCGCCGGCGCCTACTTCCAGGACAACACGCGCGTGGCCGTCATCGTAGGCCCGGTCGGCTCCGGCAAGTCGACCGCGAGCTGCCTGCGCTTGGCACGACACGCCTACGGGCAGCGACCGCAACCCGACAACATCGCGCGCACCCGCTTCGCGATCGTGCGCAACACCAAGCCGCAGTTGAAGGACACGACGATCAAGACGTGGCTGCAGATCTTCCCTGAAAATATCTACGGCCGGTTCGAGACCTCGAACATGATGCAGCACTGGCAGTTCAAGCCGAAGGGCTACGACTATGCGATCGATGCCGAATTCATCTTCCGCGCGCTCGATGACCAGGCCGACGTCGCGAACCTGCTCTCGCTCGAGGTGTCTGGCTTTTACTTTAACGAGATCCGCGAAATGGACCAGCAGATCATCACGCATGCCGGGCGTCGTCTGCGCTATCCGTCCGAAGCGGACGGCGGCAATGTGTGGGCGGGGTGGATCGGGGATTCGAATCCATGGGACACCGATCACTACCTCTACAGCGATCTCACCGAGGGCGGCAAGCCCGAGTGGAAGCTTTTCGTGCAGCCTGGCGGCGAGGATCCGGGAGCCGAGAACACGGAGAATCTTGCGGAGAATTACTATCGCGACGCGCGCAAGGACTACGGGCCGGACGATGCGCGCGTGTACATCGATGCGCAGTGGGGCCGCACCCGCGCCGGCAAGCCGATCTACACGAGCTACAACGACCAGGTCCATTGCAAAGCGTTCGAGTTCGATCCGCGCCTGCCGATCTCGCTCGGCCTGGACTTCGGCCGCACGCCGGCCGCGGTGATCGGCCAGCACAACCTGTTCGGCGGCTGGCAGATCCGCCACGAGTTGGTGTCATTCGACATGGGGCTCGTGCTCTTCGCCCAGGAGCTCGTGCGTTTTCTAACCGAGCACTACCCCAACTGGCCGATCGGCAACATCACCGGGGATCCTTCCGGCATCGCGAAGGACTCACGCGATGACACGGCCTTCTCGATCCTGAAGGCCAACGGCCTCGCCGCGCAGCCGGCAAGCACCAATGAGCTGTCGATCCGCTTCGAGGCGGTCAATGGGGCATTTCGACGCATGGCGGCCGCGGCGCCGGCGCTCCTGATCCATCCCGAGTGCAAGGTGCTGCGCCGGGCCTGCATCGATGGCTATCGCTTTCGCAAGCTCTCAATCGTGGGCGATCGATACGGGGAGGATCCTGACAAGAACGAATACAGCCACGTGGCCGAGGCGCTGCAGTACCTGCTGCTGGGCGGGGGCGAAGGACGCACGATCATGGGCAAGAACCGCGGCGATCGGCGCCTATCCCGGCCGGCTTACTCGCTCACATGAGCTACCGAATTGACCTATGCGCACCAGCGCCCTTCACCGCCACGCTCTGTGACGCCGACGACGCATGGGGCCATCTCAGCAGAATTGAAATATTCGCTCTGGGCGTCTCCGTGCTAATCGACGTCCCATCCGGCAACAGCCTCGACAATTATCGCGATGTTGTACGCAAAATCATTCAAGCAATTCCCAACCCAGTGGTGCCGCCATGAGAGTTCTAATCGCCAATGCCTCCCGCTACGCCGACCGCACCCGGGTGTGGAAGATCCTCGACGACGTGAAGCCGACCGACGTCATCACCAGGAACCAACCCGGCGTCGACACCTTCGCCCACGAGTGGGCGACCAAGAACCACGTGCGCCTGGTGCGGATGCCGCTATCCTCCATGCCGCATCACCTGCTCAAGCAAAACCCCGACATGATCGTCGACTTCGGCAGCCGCGAGGATCCGACACTGCGCAAGACGCTCTTCCTGGCGAAGCAGAAGGGCATCAAGGTTTTGCCGATCTCGTATTGATTTCGGTCCTCGGCTCGTGCTTAGTCGCCGGGCACATGAGCGGTATGGAAAAT